ATAGTTAGTTGAGTTGTTTGCCAATGCTCTCTGTGGATTTTCTTCCCACCATCTACCTGACTTTGCAGTTCTCATTTGATCATCACCTAAATCTGATAGACTAATCAATGCACTCCTTCTAACTCCACCTACTACTACTATCTCTGCTATCTTAGTAATGATGTCATGACATTCAATAGGTTTTAATCTTCTACCTTTAGCTCTATGAAAACTCTCAACTGTAAATTTGAACAAGGCATCCAATGGTTCAGGCCCACTTGCCCTACCTCCAAAGGTTTTAAGTGGTGATCCTGCAGGTCTAATCTTCTGCAAATCCCACTCAGGAATTACACCTACATAAAGAAGACTAACTAATTCCCTGTATGCTTTAGCCCATCCTAATTTACTATCTCTAACTTGTATAACTGTATCAGTAGGATGCAGTTCATAAGGAACTATAGGTAATTTATCTATGTGTCTAGCTTCGACACTAAACCCTACACCTGTACCATTCATCAACACATATAGTATCTCATCAAATGAACGTGGTGAATCTACATGAAGATATGCACAGTTATATCCTGCCACATTCTCCTTCTTCAACGCTGGCCCTGCTGTCATTAGACAACGCATACTAGGCATGATCTCCAGATTTAAAACTGCATTCTTTAACTCGGATAATATTTTAGATGGAACTTGATAATCACAATTGTCTTCTAAATGTTCCTTGAAAAAATTAAAGTATCTACCTACTGTCTCTTCCCAAGTCTCTCTTCTTTCTTTAGTGTAGTCCCAACGTGAGTACCTAGACAGATGAATGTACTGTTGATACTGAGTAGGTAAATACTTATCTTCCATCTCTTTCCCTTTCTATTAGTTTCTCTAAATAAGTTCTAGCTTTTAATAAATCATTTACTCCACCCTTGTATGTGTAGCGTGTAATATACTTTACTATATTACCTTCCAAGAAATCCAATTCGTTTGCTATTATATAATCCAAAGGTTCCATCTTCCTTTCATTGTAATGTTTAGGATTAGTTACCTCTTCCTTTTCCAAAGGTCTCCGTTTATCTTTTACTCCTGCTGGTAATATATTTTCAGGAGAATTATATAACTCATACCCCAATGGATCAAGTGTCATCTTTTTATTTTCTGTTTCAATATGATCCTGTACTACATCATTCTTTCTGAGAATCTCTTTTATATTCGTTTGATCATCTCTTCCAAAACCTTCTTGTGAACTATACCTATTATCTAAAGGATGTTTCAAACTATCATCAACATAGTCTCTCCATTGTTCTTTCTGTTTCTGAGAAAGATGAACTCTACGTTGAATTTCTTCAATGTTTTCTTGATCATTTTCGTTATAATCATATCTTTTTTCTTCCTTTGTAAATCTTGGAAGTTCAGAACCTTTTCTTTTCTCTCGTTCTATTTCATCAATTTCATTTTGAGTCATGCTGTCCTCCATAGATTAGGTTCATGAATCAATGGTGTTTCTTTCACAGGATTTAATACAGGATTAGCATTGAATGTTTTAGCTTCCCCTTTAGGAGTCCATAATATAATTTCTCTTGTACCCATATCAAACTCATGCCATCTTAAAATTCTAGCCATCCTAGCATTTGTAAGAGCTTCCTCCTCAGTCTGTCCTGCCTTAAAGAAAGCATTCAATACTGCCACCCACATATCATAAACCGAATCAGTATTTTCTCTCAAAATTTTTTCGGCAGATATTGGGCCTACTCCTTGACATCCTTTGTAGTTATCAACTGTATCTCCTACTAAAACTTGATATAAAAACTGGTAATCAGCTTGACTCTCTGACCATTTATATATCTTCTCTTTTTTAAAATCCCAATGTAAACCTGGAATTGTTAGTAAATCCTTGTCCTCACTAACAATTATTTTCTCTGTCTTGGAAGGTTTGGTTGCCCTTATACCAATTACATCATCAGCTTCTAACCAATCCCATTGACTGTGTAAGTACTCACTCTTACAATAATCAATTGCATTAGAGAAACACATAGGTTTTCTACCACCCTTCCTGTTACTCTTGTAATCAGGATTAATTTTCTTCCTATAATTTTTCTTGTCACTAAAACATAGAGTTACTTTAGGAAGTACCGAACCTTTCTTAGTCTTCTCTATGATCTTCCAAATTTGATCATCAATTATAGTTTTAACTTCATTCATATCTGAATGGAGAGTCCACGAATCACCTTCCCAATTGATCTCCCTCTCGGATAGTCTAGTAGCTTTATATACAAATATGTCTGCATCAATTAATAATTCTCTCATCTTTACCTTCCTTTTTTTAAGATTACTTTGTTTACATAAGTGTTTTCATCCGTCAAATCGTGACGATAATCTTCATACTTACTAAAGCTGAAGCATGATACATTCTTTAAATGTGTCCAAGGTACAATATAAATATAAGGAAATTGACATGCAAATAAGTAATCAAAATCTCCTTTCTTGTACTCTCTTTTTACTCTTACTCCATTAGATTTTCCTTCTCTTGTCAAAGGTACACTAATGCTTCTTGAATGTTTTATCTGTATGGTAATCCATTTAGTATTATTCTTAACTACTAAATCAAATGGTGATGAAGGATCTAGAGGAATAAACATGGAATAGTTCCACATGTGTAGAAGATACCTTACTATTTCTTCCCCTGCCATACCAAATGTAGTGGCTTCAATGTGTGGTTGCCCAATTGGAACCTGTTTTGAATTCGCCTGTGAGTGGGATTCTAAAATTGTACTTCTCTCCTGCGATTGCGATTGCCTTGACTCCAAGTTCTCCAATTCGATTGCCATACTCCCTCTTTACTGTAAGTTGTACTTCATCATGAACAAAAGCTACCTGTGCATAATCCTCTCCGTCTTCAAATTCCTCCTGAAGTAGAGAATGCATCTCAACTATCCATCTCTTACAGATAATTGCTCCTGCCGATTGAAGTAATGTATTGAGTGCTGCATAGTTGGAACGTACAGGTACTCTCCTTCCATCCAAACCCATTATAAATCCTGACTTAGCTTTCTTCTGTACTGCATTTCGTAGCTCCTTTAGAGCAGGAATCTTACTTAGAAATTCTTTCTTTAATCTTGCTCCTTCCGCTTTACCTTTACCAACGATCTGACCAATCTTTTCATTCCCTGCTCCATAGAGGAAACCATAGATGAAAGTCTTAGCTTGATCCCTAGTGGCAAGACCAGCAGATCTTTGATTGGCAGTATGAATATCTGATTCAAGTAGTAACTTGCCATACCTACCGCCATCATACCTAGCCAGATAATGCGAAAGACAACGCAATTCCAGGCTAGATACATCAATTCCCAATAGATCCATGTCTGTATCTGGCATAAACAACTCCCTACATACTGACCCATAGGGTGCATTAGTATTCGGAACTTGAGCGATATTAGGGTGTGAGTGAGAGCAGCGTGAAGTCTGTGCTCCCATCGTGTTGACTCTCCCATGTAACTTACCTTTTCTACAAAGTTTCATCCATGCTTGGTTACCCTCTGCTAATTGTGCTATCCTTTTATTCAACATAAAATATTTAGACATCAACTTAGCTTCAGGATAGTCTAGTTTATTCAGAACCTTCTCATCAATCTTAGGTTCCATTGAAGGAGTGAACTCTCTAGGAATCCATCCTCTCAATTCTTGTAGTCTCTTAGCTATATGCTTACGAGAATTAGGATTGAAATCTACAATCTTAATCTTGTTGTATATTCCATTCTTTCTTGGCCCTTCATCTATGATCCATGATCCAAACACTTCACTTAATTTTTGTGCTAGTATAGATCTTTTCTCTGCCAACTCTACATATAATTCTGCTCCTTTCTTCTCATCAAAAGAGAACCCTCTCTCTTCCTGTCTGAAACAGATGTCTGCAATTCTATGTTCCAAATCAACTGCTTCCTTTGAAGGAATATCAGGACGAAAATGTTCATACAAACTTTCAGTAAGATGAACATCATTCACACAATAGTCTCTCATCTCAGGAGTAAGTTTCTCAAATGCATTTTCCTGTTGATTATATGTACCTTTGAAGGAACCTAACCTTTCTCCCCATGCTTTCAATGAATGACTACCCCATAATTTAACCTCCATCTTCTTTATTACGCTATCTTCTTCCCTTATGTTAGGATAAAGTAGCCGAGATAAAATAAGAGTATCAACAACCTGATCTATAGGTACTGAAAATTGATAGAGGTCTCTCAAAACTATCAAGTCAAAGCCTAGTATATTATGACCAACTATTTTCTTATCCTTTAAGTCTTCCAATGCCATTAATATAGTTTCATGTGAATCTGCTTCCGTTAAATCACCAGTAGTTAAGTTCCGATACACTAATAAATGTACCTTGGTTACTGTGTCCAACAGACCATCTGTTTCTATATCTAAAACTACCTCTTCCATTTTGTTTCCTTCCTATTAAAAGTCTTTGTTTTCTTCCTCGCTAGTTTCTTCTTCAAATATATTATCCTGAGAAAGTTCTGTCATCCTCCCTGTCTGTCTGGAATATTCCAGTAGATTACAAATACCTGTCTCTCCTGTCCACCTGTTTTTAAGTATCCGTACTGTGGTAAGGTTAGGTGCATCCTCACTCTGTTGATTTCTCTCACAACCTACTACAATATCAGACAGTTGTGCTATTCCATGCGTACCTCTAAGTTGATTGAGTGAAGTCTGTACTCCTTCTTCATGTCCTCTGTCACCACTAGGTCTCCGTAAATGAGAGACTAGGATCAGAGCACATTGTAATTCCTCAACTAAACTTCTCAACTTAGTCATTACAAAGTCTAACATTCTCCTCTCATCTCCTCCACTTGTGAGACCTGAGATTACAATACTGATGTGATCTAATATAATACAATCACATTCCATCCCCTTTACTAAGTAACGTATCTTATTAAATAGATTGTCTGGTTCCACACTACCCCAATGATCATAAAGGAACAGGTTACCTGTACCTAGTACATCATCGAATCCATCTTTTAATTCCTCAGTCGTACACTCTATGTTCTGTAGATGTATAGGTTTATTAAGGTAGAGTCCTATGAATCCTAAAGCAGTACGTTTATTGTTCTCTTCCAATGCTAAGTAACCTAGTTTAAGTCCTTGCAACATCAACGAGTAGCCTATCTCTCTACATATTTGAGACTTACCTACTCCACTACCTGCCGTGATGGTTACAATTTCTCCTCTCCTTAAACCTTGAGTCATCCCATTCAGACCTGAGAAAGGGTAAGGAAATGATTCAATATTATCTTCAGATGAGATCAGATGCCATAGATCCCTTCCATCTATGATACCATCAGGTCTCCAAACCTGTGCGTTCCAGATAGCAGAGATAATATCACTCTCCTTACCTTCCTTCAACATTTCATTTGCATCCTTCAATGGAAGGTGAGCAATCTTAACTTTTCCAGGTGAGAACAGAGGTACACATTCTTCCACCGCTTTCTTCCCTGCATCATCCTGATCGAACATCAGTATTACTGAATCAAATCCTTCCAGATATTCAATCTCTCTTTGTAGACATTTCTTTGCACCTCCTGCTCCCGAAGCTACTGAAACAACAGGCCATTTATTTCCTTGTGCCTGTGATACTGACATTGCATCCAGTTCCCCTTCGGTTACTACTATCATCTTCCCTTTAGAGAAGAGATGTTTACCGAACAAGTTAGCCTTCTTAGTATCACCTATA